ATAAACACTAATATATCAAGGGTATTAGTGTTTATTTGCGAATTCCATTCGCGAAGCTGGTCGCCTCACTTCGTTCGTTGACTTGCAAAAAAAGACCCATCAAATTAATTTGATGGGTTTTTTTCGCTGACGTTTAAGTCTGCTGTAGTTTCTACATTTTCGGTTTTTGATAAACCTACTTTTTCGGTAGTTATTCTACTTATTTCTTGTCTGAATATTTCAGACATTTCTTGTCTTTCTGCTAAATCCAATGTCCTTGGATCTGGAAGATAATCATCTTCTGATACATCATCAGTATCATATTTTGGGCTAAATTGTTCAATTGGTAATCCTCTTGCAAATCTTTGTAATATTTCTTTGATTGACATTGCTTGGTCTGGAATTGTTTGAGACGGCTGATTGTTAACTTCGCCTTTGTATTCCTCATAATTCATGATGTTTTTAAAATACATTTTAATCTAATTTTCGGTTAATTAATGAATTTTTATGCATTTTTCTGAATGCATCTATGTGATATTGTGATTGGTTAAAATGATATTCTATACCTAATTTTTCCATTTCTATTTCAACTTGTTCTTCTGATATCTTTGCCATATGTCTGGCAATTCTGTTCTTTTGTGATTCAGAATACATTTTGTCTTTATAATATCTTGGCATTGCTATTTTCTTTCCGTCTTTCATTGGTACATACATACGATTTATTAAATCGTTATGGTGCCATTTTATCATTTGTTCTGTTAAATAGTTTTTTCCAAGTCCTTTTGACATTAATTGAAATTCTTTCTTTCTATCATCATTTTTGTGTATTGGAATTTTACCGGGCTTTTGCATATATTTTAATGTATAACCTATACTAGCTTCAGATACATTTCCAATATATATTGTTCCTAATGGTTTTCCATTAAGTATCCATGCTTTGTGTATCTGTTCTTGGTTTGCATTATATAATATAATATGATAATGTGGTCTCATTTTCTCTGTTCCATATTCTCCAACTGCAAAATATTTAAGCTTTTCAGATGATAATTTTCTAAGCCTTTTGAAAAACTTTTGAACATCTGTTTTATCCAATGTTTTGAAGCCTTTTTGTGAGATTGGAACATGTCCTGTATTGTATGTTAATGTTACAAATAGTGCAGATTTGCTAATTTGACCCTCTTTAACAAGGCGAAACGACCAACCCGATGTTCTCCGCTTCATACATGGCGGGCATTTGCCACATGGTACCGGTATTTTCTCATTAGTCGTTAAGCCTTGCTTTACATAAAAGGGTGTTATACATTTAGTGGACACTATAGCATCGGAGTTCCGAATTTCGGCATTGGGCGTACTGCTCGGATTTTATTATATACATGACAGTATAAAGAATCTGCACCTTCTTGTACTGCAAATATACGTTTTGTTGATGCTGGGTCGCATTCAATAAATGACTGATTAAGTGATGGTTCTGTTGCAAACTTTCTTCCTAAATGCCAGTAGTCCAGCGATGTTCTAAATTCGCCGGCCACCCGACTTGGCATATATTTATATTCGGCATAACGTGGTACGTATCCAAATGTTAAAATTTGGTTTGAAGTATAAGCATATAATTCCTGTACTTGTACTTCTTGTTCTCCAATATTTGCAAAAGATGGCCAAAAATAATCTAATGTATCTTTTTTCAAATATGTTCTTGGAATACCTTGTTGATATGCTGTTTTTGGCATTACTGACATGATTCCAATAATATAACCATGTTCTTCACAAAAATATTTACCATATTTTCCTGATGCTACACCTATACCATGTCCTGCCATATTACCCTGAGGTAAACCTGATGCTTCTCCTGTTGTATTTAATACTTCTGAAATTACAATAGGTGATTTTATACCTGTTATATATTCAGGTCTTTGTAATCTTGCATCTGATGATTTTACACCAAAATGTGTTAAAATATTTTCTACATACCTAGTACCACCTCTAGCATTCTTTTCTAACCATTCTTGTAAACGCATTGCTCTGCGCAAATCATTAATTGTTCCTGGTTGTACCTCTAATCCGTCAGTTTTAGCAAATAATTGACCAGTTGAACCAGGTGATGGTGTTGAATATCCTAATTCTGGAGAAAATAATGATGATGTTGAATCAAATGCATTTGCATATACCGGTGGCACTGCTCCGGGAAATGATGCACTATTTACATGAACTTGTGCATCACCTTCAATAGCTCCTATAGGTATATCTACTGCATTGCCTTTTTGTGCAAATGGTAATGATGCAGTAAAATAATCGTGTTCCCATGCACGTTTACGCATTGTAACAAGATGAGAAGGACTAGTTTGTAAACCATCTGTTAATTTATAATTTACTGCTGTAACTAAATTTTGATCTCTATAATACTCGTTGTATACTGCTTGATATGCTGCAAATGGTAAAGCATTAATTGCAGTTGCAGTTCCTCCTGTTGGAATTGGTGGAACTCCCATATAATCCATAAACTTTTTAGTATCTGCTGATGCAGCATCTGTATAATTAATATGTGGATATGGTGGTGAAGTTTCTGATGCATTTACTATAAATTTTTCCCAATTTTCCCATAATATCCTATTAGGTACAAAGAAATAATGCATGCTAACGTCTACTCTATGCATAATTGGTGCTAACATTGGTGCAAATCTTACCATTGCTTCGCATGATATTGTATAATTGTCTCCGGGTACACATTCGTTTACTAATATTGGAATAAGATTACCCATATCGCCACTAAATTTAAAATCGTGGCTTAAATCAAACACATTCTTTTTTGGTTTGAATAATTGAATCGAATTAAACAAGTTCGGCTTCATCGTTTTGTTTGTTTAGTTTTTTAATTAATTCTGGAATTTCTGATTGTGGTATAACTATTCTTGTATAGCTATAACCATTGTGTGCAACTAACACTACATTAGAGTCCCATTGATGTACATCTAACTTAATTGCAGATTCGTTTGTGTCAAAATCAAGTGAAATCATTGTTTTGTTTTTTAATTGTTTATAATCTAATGCCTCCGCGACTAACGTAATAAGTACGTTTTTGTGATGTACCGCGTTTTCTACGATAAGAACGTCTTCTTCTCATTTTGTTTTGTTTTTATTGTTAATTAATAATAAAGGCCTTTATTTTTCCAATCTTGCAAATTTTTTTCTGATTTTTGCTGTGGTGTCAAATTCTTTTGTCCTATAATAGCATCAATAGTTTGACCTAATAATCTTTCCCACATTGAATCGTTAGGATTTACACCTTGTTTTCTTAAATCAATTTCTATTCGTTGTAATTCTCCAGTTCTTCTTAAATTACTAATTCCTTCCATTATTGATGCTCTCTCTTGCCATGTTTTAGCAGTAAGTGCTTTTGTTTGTAATATATCAACTGCTGTTTTCTGAAGATTTATTTCTCCAGTTCGTAAATCCATATTATTTTGAAGTGTCTCTCTATCATGTCTATCTAATGCTATATCTGATTCTATATTCATTTTGCGCAATGATGCTTTTGCTGCTTCTAAAGAAGTTTGTCTTAAATCACTTGCTAAATCTAATTCGAATTTTGATTTTGCTATTCCTTGTAAAGTTGCTGCTGTTTGTGCTGCTTTATATGCAGCATCTTGAGTATTAACAGTATTTATAGTTTTTAAATTATCTATTTGCTGTTTTTGAATTGCAGAATTATAATATGCTGATAAACCAGCTTGTGCAGCTGCTCCTATATTATATTCTGGTGCTTGTGGGTTCCAAGGTTTTACTTCTGTACCTCTTACTACTCCAGTTTGATTGTCAATTGTTCCCTTGCCATAAACCATATTTGGATTCAAACCTGCCATTTTTAATCTTTGCATCTGTTGTGCAGGTGAATTATATTCATTTTGCATTGCCCAGTCTGCTAAACTGTGGCCTCTTTGTAATGCATACATTTTCTCGTTCCACTGACGAGTTTTCTTATTCATGTTACCCTGTGATGCTGCTGTTATTCCGGTGCCTAATAGTGATGCACCTGCCATTATTCCTGCTGATATTGGTTCCATGTTTTGTTGTTGTGTTGGCATTTTTTATTTTATAACTTTTATAAAGTTAATTGTTTTTTTTACACTACCAAATAAATTCGTTTTTTTTTCGCTTTTTTTTGCTCCGTACCTACGCTATTTTTCGCTTTTATTTCACTCATTTTAT